ATAGCGGTTCGGTTTGCGAAGGACCGGACTGAACGCCGGCGAGTCGGCCTCGATCCACACGTCATCGTCGGACTGTTGCACGAGGCGGAGGCACAGCTTGCCGATGTCCGACGCGATCAGCGTGACGCACGAGAACACGGCCGAATACGTCAACACGGTGTCCTGGCGGATCTCCACGTTCTGTTGCCAGGCGCCCGTGTAGGGCTCGCGCACGATCGAGGCCCAGCCGCCGCGGACGGGGGCGGCGGTTGAGGCGATCGTGCGTGCCAGGAGCGAGCGGACCGACGCGAGCACGCCCACGCGTTTACTTGCTCGCGGGCGCCGATTGGGTCGTGGCGGCGCCGGACGGGGACGGCCAGGCGGTCGCCGTCAGGTACTTGACGGCATTCGCGTTGGCTTTGGCCCAATTCACCCAGCGTTCCGCCCGCAGGCCGACGTTGTTGGTTTGCCACAACGACACATAGACGGTCGTCGCGTCGGCCGGCGACATCGGGGCGCTGTCCATTTGCAGCGACGCCTCGCGCGACGCGTCGATCGTCACGCCGCCATCGTCGGCGTACAGGATCAGCGAGGGTTGCAAGGCGATCACGTTGGCCGCGGCGGCCTGGCTCGTCACGAAAGTGAGCCCGCGATAATTGCCGCCGTCGATCCCGATCCCCGGGAACATGGCCGATCCGTCAAGGTTCGTCCGGAAGGACAACGACAACGCGTTGGCGGCCGACATGATGAAGGTCACGCCGTCGACGCTGATATTGTTGGTCGCGAAGTGAGAAATCAGGCTCAGAATGTCGGCCAGGGGGTTGGCCGTAGCCGCGGCGGTCGGGGCGCCATTGGTGATCGACGCCGGATTGACGCCGGCCACGGCGGCGACGGCCGGGTCGATGAACTGCTGATCCAGAAATTGCGCGATGCCGGCGATCATGTCGCGGCGCGTGAGATCCTCGGCGGACGGATTCGAGAGCCTGACCAGTTCCTCGGTCAGCACGATGATCCCGGCGGCCTTGGTGTAGCCCAGCGAGGTCGTGCCGAATGCGAGTTTTGTCACAGGCTTCGGCTTCGATTCCCCCACCCAGCCGTACGTGCCGCCGGCGGTCTGCGTCGGCACTTTCGTGTTGAACGGGACGGTGCGTAGTCCGGGGATCTTGCCCAGGATCGTCGCGGGGCGTAGCAGCGCAATGAAATCGTTGGCAATGTTCGCATTGACCAGCGGGCCCGCCCACGTGGCATCCGTCGTCGTCCCGGGCGCCACGGCCGCCTTGAGGTACATCCCCACTTCCGGCGTCGAGTCGTTCCAGCGTTTCGCGTAGTCCGCCGCCTCGTACCGATTGCCCTTGCAGACGAGCAACGCGCAGGCGGCGCGCACAAACGCGGTCCCTTGCGGCACATTCGGCTGGACGGTGATCGATCGGTACGTCGTCGCGGCCGGGACCGTCGGCGCCAGCGGTTTGGCCGCGGCGACGTTGATCCGTTCCATGTCGCGCGCGTCGACGAGCTCGGCGTCGATGGTCTTGACGTCGGCCTTGAGGCCCGAGAATTCCGTCTGCTCGGCGTCGTCCTTCGATCGGCCGTCCGTCGCGCAGAGCATCTGGATGTCGTTCATGCGGGCGACGTGGGCGGCGCGCTTGTTTTCGAGGGCGGTGATTTGTTCGGTGATGGTCATGGCGGGCGCCACCTTTTCGAGGCGCACGGGCGACTGCGGATCCCGATCGCGGGATGGATGACGGCCAGGCGCGGCCAGGTCGAGCGATTTGATCGTGTGAATCGTGGCGGCGGCGTTGGCCGGGATCGTCACGAGCGAGAGCTCAAGGATCTCCGTTTTCAGAAACCGCAGGCCGGCCGACTTGCTGTGCGGTTTGGGATCCTCGAGCGCGCGAAACCCGATCGAGACGCCGGCGAGCAAGCCGGCCGTGATGGACTGCCAGGCTTCATCAATGCGATCCCGCAAGGCGCCCGGCGCGTCGACGGTTGGCAACGTCGCCTCAAACGCGAGGCCGGCGGCCGTGGGCGCCGCAAAGATGACCGATCCGACGGGCTTTTTCGTGTCGTGATACAGCAGCAGGGGGAGCGGATTCTTGAAGCTGATCCCGAGGGGCTCGACCACGTCGCCCATGCGGTCTGGTTCCGGCGTCGAGGCGATCCCGGTGATCGTCCGGCGCGCGGCGTCGAGGGCTTTGATGGTCAGGAGCGAATAGGCGCGGGTCACGCGCGGCTATTCTGCGGCCGGTGTTACCTTTTCCTTCGCGCGAAAGGCCGGCGGCCGCCGTAGTCGGCCACGTAGGTATTGACGGCCTCGCGAATGACGCCGGCCATGGCGGACCCATTGTCCCCCGCGACGCGCCGGAGCTCGAGCCGTTGGGCCGGCGTCACGTTCACATAGATCCGCTCAGAGGCGGCGACGTCAAACAAGGGCGGGCGTCCAAGACGTTTGGATGGCATCGTGATCGCCTTTCGTCAGTCCAGAAACATCATCTGATACACGGGCGCCGCCGCGGCCGGCAGGAGCAGGCCGGACAACGCCAACAGGATCGCGTCGACCGCGTCGATCTTGTTCGGGCTCATGGCGGCGTCTTTCGTCGGTAACAACGATCCGTCCCGGCGCCGCTCGACACACACATTCGAGATCTGCCACGTCAGAAACGACGTGCCCGCATGCCGGAGCTGCGTGGCCTTGATCCGCGCCTCGAGCTCTTTCGCCGGCCCGGTGAAGGCTTTCGCGTTTTTCGCTTGCAGGCGGGCCGGCATGCCGTCGGTCGAGAGATTCGACGCCAGATGCAACGCGCCGTACTGCTCGACACACAGATCCTGCACGTCGAACCGTTCACAGTCGGCGCGGAGATCGGCTTCCACGCGGCCGTAGTCCGTCATGTTCCCGTCCGTCACGATGAGCTCGCCGCCCTTCACCCAATCGCGGTACGCCGGGATCGCCCGCGAGCGGTCGTGCACCACGAGCGCCGGCAGGTACCCGCGGACAAACACATACACGAGGCCGCCACGCTGAAAACAGAGCGCGACGGCCGCGATGTCGTCGCGTTCGGCCAGGTCGACGCCGATCCAACAGGGCTCGTGCTCGAAGTCCTCGAGGCGCAGCGTCGGATCCGCGCAGGCGTGCCACGCCGGCATCGACAACCACGTCGACGCCGAATGCAGCCAGCGGTTACAGACCTTGACTTCAAACTCGCCTTGGAGGCCGGGTGTTGCGATCGCGTCGTCGCGATACCGCCGGACATACTCGAGGGTCGGCGTCGTGCCGATCATCGGCGCCGCCTTGATCCACGTCGCTTCGTCTTGCCAGTCGTCGGCCTCGTCGAGCTCGTACAGCACGACGAAGGTGTGATCGCTCTCGAGCATGCCGTCGAGGATCTTCATGGCGGTTGCCCGCAAGGCGTACCCGACACTGACCAGCGAATAGCCCGCGGTCGTCGGTGCCATCAACATCGGATCCACGCGGGCGCCTTGCGCGCTCTTGAGCACGTCGTGTAACCCGAAGTCCTGCGCGTGGGATTCGTCGAGGCTGATGAAGCTGGGATTCAGTCCATCCTGCGAACTGCTCTTGGCGTTGATCGGCTTCGCGTACCCGCCGGTCGGATCGAACGTGACGCTGTTCGCGTAGGCTGCGAGCCCGAGCGCGCGGAGCCACGCCGCCCGCCTGACCATGCGCTGCATGATGCCGAACACGATCCGCGCTTGGTGCCCAGTCGTCGCGCCCGTCACGACTTGCCCGCCGGGTTCCTGCTCGACCGCCAGGTGATACAGCGCACACGCGGCGACCAGCGTGGACTTGGCCGACTTCCGCGCCACTTCAAAAAAGACCGTGGTCACGAGCCGGCCGCCATCGGGCCGTCTGAACCCATAGCAGGCCGCCAGGACGAAGATTTGCCACGGGGCCAGGATAAGGGTGGGTGCCGCCCAGCGGCCTTCGACGTGCGGCAGGCGTTCGATGAACGAGCACACGGCCTCGACGTGGGGTGCGGACCAGGTGAAGGCGCCATCCCCAGCCCGTGCCCGCATGCGCGCAAACCGTCGACAGGCCAGGCGCGTCCAGCGGCCGGCGACGATCGCGCCGCGCTCGACGTCGGTGACGTACCGATCGGCCGCCGCCGTGTAGTCGGTCGGCGCCCGGCGCGCCTCCGTCACCCGTGGACGCCGGCGGGTCGGTCGGCGCGCCCGTTCGCGGCTCGGCCGCACGGTCCCCCGCCGTTCCTTCACCTCGAGCGCGAGCGGGGCGGGGCCTTTAGGGCGCATGGTCTACTTGGACACGCGAAAAAAAGGGGGCCCGGCGGTTTCCTGTCGGCCCGCGCTTCAACATCCGACTACCCCCCCGTGTATCTGGCGGTTCCGCGTTTTGCATCTTGCTCGGTCTTGCGATCGTGACACGCGTCACACAGACCTTGGGCATTCTGGGCATTGTCGGATCCGCCTTCCGCCAAGGGGATCACGTGATCGCGCACGGTCCACAGGACGTGCCGACCCTCAGCGAGACACACCCGACACCAGGGATCCGATACACGCATGGCGCTGCGTAGGGCCTGCAACCGACGACCACGAATCCGAGGCGCGGGCGGCCGTGACGCCGGGCGCCAGGCAGTCTTGACGTGCACCGCGCACTGGATCTGCCCGCAGGTCGAGCATGCACGGGGAGGCGCTATCGGCATGGGGCCTCGAGTCGGGCCGCGTACGCCTCGGCCGATTCGTGCGGCGCGCGATGGAGCAGGCGCGCGATCTGCCGGCGGACGGCCGGCGGGATCCGGCCATCGAGCAGGGCGAGGCAGTCGCGCGTACTCGCGACGATCCAGTACTGGGTATCGCCGGCCCGCGTGATCGCTTGGGCGCGTCGGATCGTGACGTTCGGATCCTTCATGGCGTCAATGCTCGGCCGCGATGCCGGGCCGGAGCTCGTCGCCAGGGCCGACAGCCGGGGATCCGCGGCGGCCGCGGCCTCGAGGCGGCGCCGGCGGTAATTCGGCCTCGGGTTCGTCGGCGCCGGCAAAGTCGAGCGTCGGGGCCTGCGGGTGAAACGACACGAAGCGTTGCTGTGTGTGCCAGTCGCACACGTATTCGAGATCGCGCGGGCTCGCGGGCCCATACGTGGCGTAGAAGATCAACGCGAGGCCGTCGACGCCTTTCTCGGTGCGCGCGCGGACGTCGTCGATTTCACAGTCGGTGAACACGATCGAGCCGTCGAGCTCGGGCAAGCGGTGCACGGTGAGCGCCTGGCGCGGGATCGTCAGCGCAAACTGCACGGCCTTGATCTTGGGTTTCGGCCGGGCGTCGGTCAGCGTGAACAAGAGCGCGCGGACGTCCGGATCGAGCGCGGCGGCGAGCTCGGGCGTAAACGGTTGCACCCGGAGGGTGAGGTCGATCACTTTCGTTTCCTGGTCTTTCCGTTTCTCGAGGCGGTGATCGATCGCGTCGAGGTAACAGGGGATGGTGTCGACGTCAAACAGGCGCATGAGGGCCGGCCTTTCGGTTGGTGCGGTGTCGGGGTGATTGCGGCCGCAGGGCTGGACGATCCCACAGTGACGGCAGCGGGAGACGCCGAAGGCGTCGACGCGTGAATCCGGCGTCGCGTGTCGCGCAGAGTCGAGGCGCTTACGCTCGAGCGCGCGGCGTTCGGCCGGGGTAAAGCCTTCGCGGTCGTAGTGGCCGGCGATCACGTCCGGATCGTCGGCGTCGTAGATGTGCACGGGCTCAGGGTTCTCCAAGTGATGGATCCGCGCGCGGGATCACGCGCGGATCCTCGAGTCGTCAGACGTGCGGCGTCGGCTCGGGCGGCGTCGGTTCCGGTGGCGTCGGTTCCGGGCGCTCGGGGCGGTCCGGTCGGTCGCCGGGGCGGCCGGGGAGTCCTTGATCGGGGCGGCCGGGCTTGTCGCCGGGCAAGTCGTGATCGGGTTTCGGGGGCATGGGCGGTGTCCTCTCCTACGTCTGCGGTTTACGGTCGCGGCGCGGCGGCACGTTCTCACGTCGGCGGGATTGCCGACGCAACGGGATCTCATCCCCGTTGGCGTGCCGCC